ATGCCCAAGCGATCTCGTGAACTGTCTGCGCTGGAAGTGGGGCGCCTGAGGGAAGAGGGCGATCACAACGTCGGCGGCATCCCAGGCCTGTACCTTCAGATCATCGACGGCTCGCGCTCGTGGATTCTTCGCTTCAAGTTCGGGGCACGACGGCGGCGCATGGGCCTTGGCAGCTTTCCGGCGGTGCCGCTCGCGCAGGCGCGAGAGCGGGCACGGGAGGCCCACAAGCTGCTCGATGAAGGGGTGGACCCCATCGAAGCGCGCGACGCCGTCAAAAAGGCTGCCTTGGCTTCTCAAGCTCGGGCGTTGACCTTCAAGGTCGCCTGCGAGCGCTTCATTGCAGCGAAAGAGTCCGAATGGCGTAACCCAAAGCATCGGCAGCAGTGGGAAAACACGCTAGAGACATACGCTGAGCCCGTGATCGGACAGCTCGACGTTTCGGCTATCGGCCAGGATGAGGTTTTGCGCGTGCTCGATCCGATCTGGCGCACCAAGACCGAAACAGCCAGCCGTCTGCGAGGCCGGATAGAGCAGGTGCTCGACTGGGCGAAGACGCGTGGCCATCGGCAGGGAGAGAACCCGGCCGCATGGCGCGGGCACCTGGACAAGCTGCTGCCCAAGCCAGAGAAGATCGCGAAGGTGAAGCATCACCCGGCGGTGCCGGTCGCGAAGGTGGCCGACGCGGTTGCGGCACTCCGGGCGGTCGAAGGGGTGAGCGCGCAGGCCCTTCTCTTTCAGGTGCTGACGGCAGGCCGTTCTGGGGAAATCAGGGGCGCGCGCTGGCCAGAGTTCGACCTTGAGGCCGGGCAATGGGATGTGCCAGCCGAACGGATGAAGGGAAAGAGGCCGCACCGGGTGCCGCTCTCCACGCAGGCCATCGAACTGCTTAAATCGATGCCCCGCTACGAGCAGTGCGATCTGGTGTTTCCCGGCCGGAAGATGCAGCCGCTATCGGATATGTCGCTGACCGCGTGCATGCGGCGGCTGAACTTTCTGGATGCAGCCGGCCGGGTTTGTGTGCCGCACGGCCTTCGGTCGACCTTTCGAGATTGGGCCGCAGAGCACACCCACTATCCGCCTGAGATGGCCGAGATGGCCTTGGCGCACGCTATCGAAAGCAAGGTGGAAGCGGCCTACCGCCGCGGCGACATGCTCGCCAAGCGCCTTGCGATGATGCAAGACTGGGCCGACTACTGCATGCCGGCGCCCCCGCCGAAGCGGAAGCGCCGGAGGTCCTAGTCGTCGCTGGAAGAGCTGGTGGTGGACGCCACCGGCCGTTCTTCAAGCCAAGAGTCGACCTCGGCCGCGACCCAGCCAACGGCACGCGGGCCGAGTTGCCGCGGGCGTGGAAACCTCTCGCTGGACATCCAGCGCCGCAGCGTGGTTTCTGAGATCCCGAACTTCGCAAGCACGATGTTCTTGCGATAGATCAGCGGGGCGGCTCCTGCGGTCGTACGCGAACTCTGACTGCTAGATGCGGAAAGAACCTGCTTTGTGCTCATGTCTGCCCTCCCAAATCGAGCTGTACGGGGCGGCTTCGCTCTTGAGCGAAGATGCTCTCGAGCGCTTCCTCGATGCGCCGGCACGCGATGTCGAAGTACTGCAGGCTCTGCTCGCACCCGATGAACCGGCGGCCCAGCTTGAGTGCGGCCACGCCGGTGGTGCCCGAGCCCATGAACGGATCCAGAACCAAACCGCCCGGCTCACAGATCTCGACCATGTCGGCCATCAGCGCTACCGGCTTCTGCGTCACGTGCTCGCGATCGGTTGGGGCGTGGTATTCGTAGAAGCCAGGCAGGCACCCGACGCCGCGATCGACTGGCATCGGCCCCGCTGAACCCCAGACTACGTACTCGGCGGCTGAGGTGAAGCGCCCCATCTGCGGCCGCGGCGACTTCTTCACCCATGGCACCACTCCGCGCCACACCCACCCACCGGCCTGCAGGTAGTCGGACGAGACAGGCAATTGCCGCCAGTCCGAGAAGAACGCCGCAGGGGCGCCGGGCTTCGATGCACGAAGCGCAGCCGCTGACCAGAGCGTCGACCAGAAATGGAATGACCGTTGATCGCGGTTGTCGCCACCAAAGTCCGACGTCTTCTCATGGTTGCCGGATCCGGTGCTGAGGTACTTGGCTTTCGTGTCCAGCGCGCGATCGCCACGGAAGGCGCCGCCGCTGGAGTAAGGCGGATCGGTGATGACGGCGTCGGCCGTTCCAGGCATGAGAGCCTGCAGTACTTCGAGGGCTTCGCCGTGGTACAGCGTGGCGCCGCCGATGGTTTCGACGCGCATCAAGCACCGCCTTTCTCGGCGATGCCGGCGTCTGCGTAGATCTCTGCGCCGGCCACGTCGGTGAGTCGCGCCACGCCATCGCGTATCCGCGCCGCAATGTAGTCGCCGCTGGAGATGTGCTCCACCCCGATGCCGGGATTCGCGATCAGCAGGGCGCTCGCCTCGTTGGCCGCGTCAGACAGCACGCCGGCTTGCGCCGCCTGCCATGCGTCGTCGATGCCGAGCTGGATCACCGTGCGCAGCGCGGCGTGCAGCCGCTTCGCCTGCGGGAGACCGGGTGCGACCGCGGCGGCGATCTCGGCTCCAATGCCGATCACCCATCCCAGGTGCGAGAGAAGATCGCGCGCCGGCTCGCCGTCGGCCGTCATGTAGACGGCGATGCTGACGGTGGTCATGTGACTGGCCATCCTCGCTTTCGCGACCGCGGTTGCGACCGGATGGCTGTGGCACGGTTCGCCACTGTTGCGGCGAAGGCGGTTCCTCGCGCGCCTCACAGCAGCAGCTCCAGCAGATCGATGGTCGGCAGGGCGGCGACAGCCTGTCCGACCCGTGCCGCAGCGGCCAAATCTGCGGCGTCGAGGTCGCGACCGGACGCTTTCCTGATGACGTCGACCAGCTCGCCCTGGTTGCGACTGTCGAGGTTGCGACCCGCCCACATCAGCGCGTCGCTGGTCGACAGGTCTTTCAGTTCGAACGCCTTGCCGGTGGCATAGCTGGGGCCATGGCCTGGACGGTCGGACTCGGCCAGCATCTTCACGATGTGCTGCGCGAGCGGGCACAGCTTGGGAGACTTCTTCCGCATCGTTCAGCCCTCCGCCCGAGCCGCGATTCGAATCGCCTCGATGCACCGGCGTGCGCCGAGGTACTGGTACCCGTGGGCCTGCGTCACCACCGTGTGATAGCCGTTGGCATGAAGCCCCGCCCGCAGCTGGGTCTGGTGGTAGTTCGCGACGTTCTCGCAGATGGCCAGCGCGGCTTCGTGGCTGACACTTGTCACGGCGCACGAGGCCCAGGCGTCAGCCTCATCGGCGGCCAGCACTACGCGGTTGAGGAACTGGCTTACGAACTCGTCGGCACTGCCCTTGAAGCTGAATTGCTCCGGCATGCTCTCGGCACCTTCCGCCAGCGTGACCAGCAGTCCCAGCGCGCTCGCGACGTGGTGCTCGAGCAATGCGCCCTTGCTTTTCGACCAGCCGGGCAAGAGGTGGATCCGGTCGCACGTCACCAGTTGCGCGATGTCGGCACGCATGCAGGCGCTCCAGCCCATGTTCGGGTCGACGTTGATCTCGGCTGGGTTGATGACTTCGAGGCCGGCGACTCGCAGGGCCCTGGCCTCGGCATGGAACGCCGGGAAGTTGAGTTCAGCGTAGCCGGTCATTGGGCCTGCGATGTAGACGCGGCCGGCGCGCAGGGAGTTGGGTGCGGCGGTCAATGCGCGAGGCCTCCCGTCAGGCCCAGGGCGAGCAGTGCCAGCGTGGCCAGCGCGCAGCCCACCAGCGTGATGCGATCGGCGATGCGCGCCGCGCGCGCCTTGCGCCTGGCTCGCTCCTCGATGGTCTTCACGGCCTGGATGTCGTGGTGGTTGAGGCGATGCGCGTTCATGCGGCCCTCCGTTGCTGCACGGCGGCGAGGCGCACGACGGTCGAGGGGAACATGTCGGCCTGCTGCACCGGCCGCGCGTCGACGCGGCGCGGCTTGCGCCGGCCGGTGGCCTGGGCTTCGAGCAGGCCGCGCACGCGCTCGATGGTGGCGCGCACGTCGGTGGCGCAGGCGGGCAGGTAGGGCGCGGTGATGTGCACCTTGTGCGCCATCGGCGGTGCGTAGGGTTTGTGCTGCGCGATCTGGACGACGGCAGCGGTGCTGGTGCGTGGCATGGTGATGCGGCTCCGGTTGGTGGTTGAAGTGGTGGGATGCATGGGGAAACTCATCGCCCGGCCGCGGCCAGCTCGCGCATGACCGGCGCGAAGGCCTTCATGCGGGCGAGCAGGGCGTCGAGGTCGTTGGCAGGGGGCGCCGCGGGTGCGATCCGGACGCACTGGGGCATGCGGAACGTGGTTCGCTCGCCGGCGATGTGGTTGACTTGCTCGATCGGGGCGGCCGGGGTGGGCTTTCGGGGCGCCGGCGGCTCGATTTCGTCGGTGTCGTGGGCCTTTGGCCACGACAGATCGCCGCGCATCAGCAGGCGCTGCGGCTCATCGTTGAGCCGGACCGTACAGTTATTGAAACGAGTCCAAGGGCGGCCCAGCGCTTCGCGCTGGCCCTTGTCCTGCGCGGCTTCGCTCGCGCAGGAGCGCCACGCCTGCCGGCGGCTCACGAGCCAGTGCCCGACGCGTGTCTCGATGCCGACGACAGCCTTGCGGTCGATGCTCTCGCCGTAGCAGTTGGTCGTGTCCTCGGTGACGCGCACGGCGGTGCGAAGTGCCCATTCGCGCCGCCTGCGGCACATGCCGCCCTGGGCGCGGACGTAGCCCTCCCACGAGGCCTGAATTGCGCCTTGCTTGTGGCAGGCCCACCATGCCTTCACTGCGGCGGCGTCGCCCAGGTCGAGGCGCATCTGCGCGTGGTCGATCTGGTCTTTGGTGACGCGGCGCATTTCGCGCCACACCGTCACGCTGGGCTGTCCGATGGCTTGGAACTGGCGAATGCCCCAGGTGCTGGCCCAGGCGTCGACGCGCTGCCAGCCCTTGAATTCGCGGGTGTCCATGATCTGCTCGACACCGTCGAGGGTGTCGGTGTGCTCACCGACGCCGGCGTCGCCGCCGTCTTCGGCGCCAATGTTCTTGGACACGTACTTCGCGACGTAGCCCGCGGCGCCGCCGCGCTCCATGGGCTTGAAGTCGCAGCGGTTGCGCAGCGCGCCGGGCTCATCGCCCGCGTCGCTGAGCCAGTAGCCGGTGATGATTTCCCGCGCTGACTGGGCCTGCTCTGGCGTGTGGAACCACAGCAGGGCATGCCAATGCGGGCACCCATCGTGATGCGGCTCGGCCACGCGAAAGCCATAGGCCGCGATGCCCTTGCGCGCCATCTTCGCGCGGGCCTTCGCCCACATGCGGCAAAGCCACTGCTGCGCATCGCGTGGCGAGTCGCCCTCGTACTTGTTGTTGCGGCTCGGCTTCGCCCAGCGCGACTTGCCGCCCGACAGCACCGCGTGGAAGCGGCTTGGGCACGTGAGCGTGAGAAACAGGCCGTGGTGCTCGTTGGCGTCCGCGAACTCTTCGCAGCCGCGAATGCGCGTCATCAGCTCGCCGCGGCGGATGTCGCGATTGCTCGGCGAGAGCGCGGCCAGCTCGGCCAGGCTGTAGACCTGGCCGGCCTCGTTGCGCATCTTCACGCGTGCCAGCAGATCGGCGTTGCGCTTGTTCTGGTCGGCGCGCCGGCGGCAGGCCTCATCGCTGGCGTACCCGCCGTTGCGGTGGTGCACCACGCCCAGCTTGATGGCCGCATGCTCAACCGTGCGCGCCACCTTGCGCCGCAGCGCGCGGCGCCACCATTGCTCTGTGATGGCGCGGGCGATCAGGCCCTCGGGCGTCTTGGAGTTGGGTTTGTCGACGCCCAGGCGCTCGCAGTAGTCGAGCACCGTGTCCAGCTTGTCCTGCAGGCTCATCGGCAGCGGGTGGCCGTTGAGCATGTCGTCGAGCGCGCTGGCGCAGCGCCGCGCGCGGGCGCACACCTCGGAGTCGCCCACGGCCCAATGCAGGATGTCCTTGTGCTCGTGCTCGAAAGCGCGCATCGCGTCGACACGCGCGAGGTTCCAGCTCAGCCAGTCGCCGCCCACGGCGCGCACCGTGGGCTTGAGCGGCATGATGGTGTCGAACGCCGGCCCCCACTGCGGCGGCAGCTCGCCGCGCATGCGCGCGTCCATTTCTCGCGCCACCCGCGCGACGTGCTGGTCGTGCGGGAGGTTGGAGCGCTGCCGCATCCAGAAGACCGGATCCGGCTTGGCGTGGCGTTTGGCGACGATGCGCATGGCGGGCCTACAAGGTCAGCGCGAAGACCGTGCGCAGGTCGTTCTGCAGCTCGCGGATGGCTTCGCCGACCGCGGTGCGCTCCAGCGGTGGCAGCTCGCGCCATGCGCGCTCGACGGCGAAGGCGATGCTGTTGATGTCGTAGCCCGCCCAGAACAGCAGCATTGCGCGCGAGCGCTTCGAGATGCCTTCCCATTCCCGCTCCGCTGCGGTGATGTTTCGGGCATGGCTCGTGCCTTGGGCGAACTCCTCGCGCAGCTCGGCCAGGCGGGCCGCGTGACGGGCATAGAACGGGTTGGGGATGCCATCTGCGATGGGTGTCGGTTTGGCCGGGCCTGGGAACGCTGGTGGTTCTGTGGGCTCGTGGGGGTGCATGCGGTCAGCGTTCGCACTCGGCGTGCTCGGCCGCTGCGTTGCCGGCGTTCAGCGGCTTGCCGGTGTCCGTGGCCGGGTGCCGGCCCTCGGTCGCGGCCGTGATGTGGCCGGCCTCGATGGCGTCGATGACCCACTGCCGCATGCACGTTGTCTCGACGGCGCGCATGCCGTGCATGAAGATCAGGACATCGCGGGAGATCTCCGAGCCGGCGGCTTCGACGTTGACCAAGCGCCAGCCGGCCGCCAGCAATGCATTCGCGACCGCGTTCTGTGTCTTGGGGTCGCGCCAGCTCGAAATCGTGTCCGCGGGTCGCAGCACCACGGCATTCACGCGCCGGCCGTAGCCGCTGATGCGGTGGCTCATGTAGCTCTGCCGCACGTCGGCGATATCGATGTAGGCGCCGTCGGCCTGGGCGGCACGCACGATGGCATCGAGTGCCGAGAGCTTGTCGGCCACGCACCGAAGGTCCGCCAGCCTGGCCGCATGGCGTTGGTGCTCCTGCAGCAGCACGCGGTCCAGCAGCGGCAGGCGCGCAGCCTCTTCGTGCGTAACCTTGGACATCTTGGGCACCTCGATGCGCTGGGCAGGCTTGTCGGTGAAGCGGCGGGCGTTGAGAGACATGACTTCGGCTCCTGTGCTGAAAAAAGGCGTGAGAAGGGCCGCACGCCTTGAAAAAGGCGCGTGGCAGGGGTTGGGCGGAAGGGAAGCGCCGCGGGGGCGCGGACTAGATCAGTCGGGCGGGGCGCCACTCATGGCGCCGCCCGTGCCCCAGTCGTTGGTGGGCGTATGCAGGTTCGCGACGTAGGTGGCTTCGTCGTCGGCGACGTTGTCTTCGTCCGCCAGCGCCAATGCGAGCTGGCCGCGGCGGATGTGGCGCGAAAGCGGCAGCGAAACGTCAGCTGCCGGAATGCTGGAGAGCACCAGCACGCGCTGAAACTCCAGCGTGGCCACGCCCGTGAAGCCGCACCGCCAGTTGCGGCAGCGGTAGGTGATCTCGCGCATGGTCTTGCTCATTGCGCGGCTGTCGCAGGCCACGCAGCGGGTGCCACAGTGCGGGCACTCGATGGTGATGCGCATGTAGCGGTTGCCGGCCTCAGCCGCCTGCTCGTGAAGGCTCTCGCTCATTGCCGCTTTCCTCCCGAGGTAACTAGACGCGGGCCGCGACGGCGGCCGGTGATGTGTTCGATGCCCTTGCGCAGCCGGGTCCGCACCAGCCATTCGATGGCCTCGGCAACGTCCGCCAGACCTTGCTCCCGGCGCACCCGGTCGAACACGTCGTGCTCGGCGTCGGTGAGTTCGATCTCTGTGGACGTCATCTTTTCGTCAGACATTCGGCGTTTGTTGCGCTGGCTTCAGGCCGCGTTGATGCGGCTGGGCTTAGCCCGCGGCGCGGGGCAGACTGGCGTCGGCCTTGGGTTCCTGGCCGAAGAAGGCGTCGGCCAGCATTTCTTCGGCCTGGCGCATGGCCAGCTCGCGGATGAGCGTCGAGGTCTGAGCGCCGGTCATCTTGGACAGGATGCGCAGCAGCTCGTCCTCGTAGTCGTCAAACCGGACGGTCTGGCGGTTGTCGCGCACGCGCTTGGGATCTGGGTACATCGTCGAAAGTCCTTCGGGCAAAGGAGGGGTATGACTGGTGCTGTGAGGTCAGGCGGCGGTGGTGCCGGCGCCGGCCTGCTCGGCCTCGTATTGCGCGAGGCCCTTGAGGTAGACGCGGCGTGCGAAGTTGCCGAGCGACCGGCCTTCACGTGCTGCGTACTGCTGTGTTCGTTCTTTTTCGGACGGGGCCAAGCGCATGGCAATCGGCGCTTCGTTGACGAGGCGGATCTCCGGCGGAAGCTCGGGGCGACCACGGCGGCGGGCGGTATGGGCCATGCGATTAATATCCGAACGGTTAAATGTGTGTGTGCGGCGGAATTTACACCCACAAAACCGCATGTGTCAAACGAAACATGTGATTTTGTGGATGTCCATCTGCGGTTTTGTGTGTGTCGGGGGTGTGCCGACGCGCCGTTCTTGAGGGGCGAATGCCTGATTTTTCTGAACGCTTGAAAGCTGAGCGCAGTCGTCTGCGGCTTTCCCAGGCCGCCATGGCCGAGGCGGGAGGTGTCGGCCTGAATTCGCAGTCGAACTACGAAAACGGCCACAGGTCGCCGGATGCTGAGTACCTGGCGCGAGTGGCGACCATCGGTGTTGACGTCACCTACTTGCTGACCGGTGTCCGCGCGCTGCCGTTGAGCGCGCCAGGAGCAAGCGATTCGTCCGACGCAACCGGTGATTCAGTGATGCGCTCGGTAACGCGTGAGGAAGCTGCGCTTTTGGACAACTACGAAGCTGCGGATGAGCGAGGTCGCGCCGCGGCACGCAGCGTTCTTAATGCGCTCACGCAATCGCAGCCGAAGAGAGCCAACGGGTAGGTTTGGACTGATCGTCGGAACGCTGATCCGTTGGGTGTTGATGGTGATGGAGGATGCTGCCGTCGACGCAGCAGAGTAGGGGGATCGATGCGAGGTATGTTCCTGGCCCTGGCGTTCGCCGGTGGAATGCTTGCGGGTTGCGGCGATTCGGATGCCCCTTCCCAGGCGGCCATCAAAAGCAAAAAGAAGCCTCTTCGCCCCGAGATGGTGGTGAAGTTAGCTCCCGGCGTCCAGATGGGATGCGTGAGCGACGCGGCGCTGACCAAGGCACTTGAGCATTCGGTGCGAGGGGAGAAATCAAAGTTCGCGGCCATGTTCAGCGAATTCAACTGCATGCAGCTCCCGAGCGATCAGAAGTACAGGTTGCTTTCTGTGGGGGTCAGCAGAGTTGAATTCACGCACGTATCGAACAAGACGGCGAGCGACGGCATGTGGGCACCTATCGAGACTTTCGAACCTGCTGACGATCAGCCGTAGCCCAGGGATCGGAAGGCAGCTCACTCTTCGCTGCTTGCGCCTTCTTGGCCTTTGACGCGCGGGGGCGCTGCGGGTGATGTCGGCGCGCCCATAGGCGAGGGCGCCGGGACGCCGCGTGCTTAGCACTCCCTCGCCCGGCCTTTAAGGCTTTCAGCGAGAGAGCTGCGGTTCCGGTCTGTGATTTTTTATGTCTCGCACGCACATTGCGTGCGTCGCGTCCGGCACGGTCCTGCAGTGCTGGTTGCCTTCGTGCCGAAAGGCTGTCTCCGGTTATTCAGGCCGGCTCTGGTTCTCTAACGATGAGATCAATTCGCAGGCCTGCAGCCGTCGCGATATTGATGAGGGCATCGAGCGAGAACTTCGAAATTTTCCCGTTTAGTAGGTCGTTCATCCGCGGCTGAGTAATTTGGCAAGCCTTTGCCGCCTCAGCTTGGGTTAGTTTCTGTGCGTTTATATACGACCTAATACTCATCATCAAAGCCGAGCGAATCTTCATGTTCTCGGCTTCGTCAGTGGTGTCCGAGAGCGCATCCCAGACGGAGGTAAAAGCTCGCCTATTTCCATTGGCAAGGCTTTGGTTTTCCTTAGTTTTCATGGTGAGTCTCCGAATTGCTGCGAAGACAAATTTCTTTAAAAGTTAATATTCAAAGTTTAAAACAATCAAATTGATTGACTACTCTGCGAGAGAGTAAAAGGAGGCCCAATTTGGGCCTCCCTAGTTCTTTACTCATCCATCATTTTGATTCGTTTCTTAATCAATTCGATGTGAGCCTTTTCTGTCTTTTCTGAAGTCTTTTTAAAACCACACAGTACAAAAACTGTATCTTCCAAATCGACTACATAGATCACGCGATAAGTTCCGCTGTCGTCCCAAAGCCTTATTTCCTTAACGCCGCCGCGCCCCACGCCTCGAAACGGTTTCCAATCAGAAGGCTCTTTGCCCCGTTGCACCAGATCGATGTTATATCCCGCGTCACTCTTAACATCGCCGGGAAAAGCTTTTATCTCTTCAAGCGAACGCCCAATAAAGATTACTTGCTTTGGAGGCTCATTGTCTTCTTCCATGATGATGGTTTCCTCTTAAAAATTATGCCCATAAGTTGGTGCTCCTCTTTCTCTTTCAGTAAAGACCGCCAGAATTGACGGCAACGTGATTATATCCGAACCGATATAGGTGTGTCAACCCTGGGCAACGGCGAGGCGTCCGGGCCACCGCCCAGTCTCAGTGGCCTGAGAGCTTGTGCCGGCCGCCCCAACGGCTCAGTCTTCGTCGGGCGAGCCTTCCTGCCCTTCAACGCCCTCAGCCTGCTCGGTTTCGAGGGTGAGTTGGCTGACGTAGCCGCTTCCGTCGAGCGTGTGGCGCACGCTGGCGACGATCCATGGCGTCTCGTCGATCTTTCGCTTGTAGCCAACAACGCGGGCGGGCCGTTGAGGCGTGATGTCAGCGCGGCCGTAGGCGAGGGTGATCTCGAAATCGAAGATCCCGCGCTGAATGCGCAGCCACTCCGCGCGGGCTGCGGCCAGGGCGTCCGCTTCGCTCGCGAAGGTCGTGCGTAGTTCCTTCGCGCGACCACTCAGGCCGGCGATGACGCTGCTGCGACGCCCGGTCTTGATGTTGTTCCACCATGCCTTCACGCCACTGTACGCGTCCCGGTCGGCGCGGCTCCAGCGGTGCCTGTCGCCGTCTTGCCGCGTGATGACTACGGGCGGCAGCACCTTGCCGCTCGGCGTGCGCGCGGCGCGCGCCTGGCTGAACAGGAGCTTGCCGTTCTTCACAGTGCACAGGCAGTCGTAGGTCTGCGCGAGCCGGCGAAGAAAGGACGCATCCGATTCGCCGAGCTGGTCCGCATGCTTGACCTTGCGCGAGGCGATTTCCTTGGCGACGACCGCCTCGATGCGGTTGCGCTTGGCCACGCTGTTGACGATGGCGCCGACGGTGGTCTTGTGCCATGACTCATCGCGCAGGGTGCGCAGGCTGTCGAGCAGGTTGGCGGCGCGGGCGCGGATGGTGATCTCGTCGGGCGTGCCGGCGTACTCCACCGCCTGCACGGTGTACGCGCCTTTCTCGACCAAGCCGACGGGGAAGCCCATTTCCTCGGTGGTCAGCTGGCGATAGGGCGCCGCGTTGGGCTCGGCGAGCCAGCCGATGGCCACCTCGACGGTGTCGCCGGTTTCCGGCAGCTCGACGGCGCCGTCGTGGTCGCTCACGACGAGCTCGACCTCATCGGCATCGTTCTGCCGGTCATCGGTGATGGTGAGGCGCACGAAGCGCGGCAGGATGCGATCGGACACGTTGGCGCCGTTCACGGTAATGCGCCAGATAGGCGTGAGGTGCGCCGCGGCGCGCCGGGTGTCGCGTCTGCAGCTGTTGGCGCTGACATTGACCGTCGGCAGCGTGGCGGTGATGGCGTCTACGTCGGACATGGTCTGTTCAAACCGCGCTGGCGCCCACGCCCAGCGACAGGCCCATGTTGTCCGCCGCGTCTTGCAGCAGGGCGCCCAGGTCGCCCATGCTGTCGGCGATGAGCTGCTCGGCGACTTCCTGCGCATCTTGGTCGACGCGCTGCAGCGTGAGGGTGAAATCGATGCGGCGCGCCTCGCCGGTCTCGAAGAAGAGGGTTCGGGTTTCCTGTAGCTCGGTGATGACGAAGGCGCCGTAGATGGTGCCGGTGCCTTCCACCAGCACCCACGCGGCGCCCTGGTCGGCCATGAGGCGCAGCACCGACAGGCTGGCCGCAGTGCCGGCGAACTCGGGCACCACGATGCCATTGAGCGTGATGATGTCGTCGCCCGGCCCGAGGTACTGCGAGGCGTTGCGCGCGCCCACCAGTGGCTGCGAGGCGTGCTTCCAGCTGCTGCGCCGCTGAAGCTCTTGATAGCTCATTGTGTCGAGCATGAAGACGAAGAGGCCGAGGCAGAGCATGGCGGGTGTCAGTTGTCGTAGTCGATGAAGGCGCCTCGGGCGCGGGCGCGCTTGTCGGCGTCGCGCTTGTCCAGCTCGGCGCGAATGGCGCGGGCGAGCTGCGCCGCATCTGCGCCCGGCGCTGCGGTGATGTGGATGGTGATGGTGTCGCCCTGCACGACGACTCCGCCGGCTCCGCGGCCGGCCGGCGCGGCCGCGAGTGGCGCACGGGTGTCGAAGTTGCCGGGGGCGCGGGGGAACTCTGCCGCCATGGCAGGCATGGCCACGGCCGTTGCGCCGGCCATGCCCAGCGCTGCGGCGCGGAGCAGCGGCCGGGTGCGGTCGATGCCGATGGCGGCGCCTTCGACGATGTTCTCCCCGGCCTGCATGAACACGCGCGACGGGCTGCGAATGCCAAGCTTTTCCTTGAACCGGATGAGGGTCGATTCTGCGACGCCAGCGATGGCGTCTTGCACGGTGCCCAGCATGCCGGTGATGCCGCTCACCAAGCCCTGCATCATCTGGGCGCCGAAGGTGGTGAACCTAGACGGCAGGTCGATGCCGAACCACTGCAGGACGCCAGCGAAGGCTTGGTAGAACAGACCAAGGGGCGACCAGTTGACGATGGTCTGGGTGATGGTGGTCACCACGCCCGAGAACGATCCGCCGAGCTGGTCCCAGATGGTCTTCAGCCCGCCGACGATCCCGCTCCAGTTCCGATAGATCAGGTACGCCGCGCCGGCGAGCAGCGCGATGGCGATTCCCAAGGGGTTGGCCAGCAGCAGCAGGCCCACGCGCGCGACGGCCATGCCGACACTCAGGAACGCCGACCCAAGGCGCACGAGCAGCCCGGCGCCGGAACTCAGCAGCGGGCCGACGCGAAGCATCTGGAAGCCGAAGAGGCCCAGGCCATAGCGCACCACTGCAAACGGCCCCAGCAGTGCAGCCGCGCCCAGGCTCAGCGCGCCGAAGCCTGCGGCGAGCAGGCCGACCCACAGGACAGCCTTGCCGATGTAGGAGGCGAGCACCGGGTTTTCCTGCGCGAACTGGGTAATGCGCTGCAGCGCGCTGCCCGCGGTGTTGAGCAGGCTGATGTAGGCCGGGAGCAGAGCGCGCCCGGCCTCTTGCATGGCGTCGTGAAATCGGGCCTGCGCTTCGAGTTCCTTCCCGCTCAGGCTGTCTCGCGCCCTGGCGTCCAGTTCGTCAATTCCGAAGGCGCCGGCGTTGAGCTTGGCGTTCTTGTGGATCTGGTCTCTCATCATGTACATCTGAGAGAACAGGCTCGATGCCGTGCGGTTGCTGAAGATGGAGCCAATGGCATCGTTCACTTGGTCCTGGGTGGTGAGGCCCTTGGCGGCTAGTGCCGGCAGGAGCACCTTTTCCATCCATTCGAACTGGTTGGTGCGGAAGAGGTCGCTGCCCTTCAGCGCGCCGGGATCGAGGAACGAGACCTGCCCCGTCTTGTCGTGCTTCACCTTCGACGGGTCGCCGATCAGGTCGTACTTCATCAGGTTCTGCGCGGCGCGCTTGGTGGTACGCCCCTGGTAGAGGTTCTGGTAGGCGGACATGGTGGCCACGCCGGCGCTTGCGCCACCCATGATCTGCACGATGGGCTCAAGCTGGTAGTACATCGCCTCGCTGGAGAGGCCTTTGGCGGCGATGCCGCCGCGCTTGACGAAATCCAGCCATTGGGTGGAGTCCACGCGGCCACCGGTGGCGGTGATGACGCGCTGCACCATGTCGGCCTGCTTGGTGAATTCTTCCTTGCTGCTCAGGCCGTTGCGTGCCTCGATGACCTTGAGCATGTCCATGAACTTGCGTTCGTTCTCGGTGCCTTGTTCCTCCCCGAACATGGCCTTGTTCGCGAACTTCATCTTCGCCATTGCCGGCATGACCATTTCGGCGTGATGCACGTCGGCAAAGGCGGTGGTCGCGTCCAGCATCAACCCGAGGTTGTCGTTCATGCTGGTGCCGTAGGTCTTCATCCGCTTCGCATAGTCGATGGCCTTGTCGGACTCTTCCTTGCCGAGGCCCAGCGACTCGATGCGCGCCGTCGCTGTTTCGTATGCGCGAATCTGGTGCAGCGGCTCGGTGACGGCACGGCGGATGCCGTAGGCGGTGCCAACGCCGGCGGCGCCGGCCATGGCAAGGTGTCCAGCGGTGGCGCGGGTGCTGTTGAAGCTCTTCTGCAACTGCGCCTTGCGGTTGCCAGCGTTGGCCAGCGCTTCGAGTCGTGCCTTCTGCTGGGCGATGGCGGTGTTGGTGGACGTGATATCGGCCTGCAGGCGGTGCTGGTCTGCCGACAGCTTGCCGATGCCGCTGGCGGTGGCCGCGGTGCGGAGCTGCACGAGGGCATGGCGCTGCTTGTCGTACGCGGCCGTCGCGCGGTCGACCTGGCCCTGCAGGGTGCGGGCCTGATCGCTGTTCGCGCCGTAGGTGCGGGTGACGCTGTCGAGGTTGGCGCGCAGCACCTTGAGGCTGTTGCCCTGCTTGGACAGCTCGGCCTGGTATTTCCGGATGGCGGCGACCTGGCCGAGCTGGCCGTTCAGCAGCTTGAGGGCGTCGCGCGACTGTTTCAAGCTCGCGGCCGTGGCCTTGCTCTGCGCGTCGAGCGGCTTGAGTTCGTTGACCGCCTTGGCCGCGCCGGCCAGGATCAGCTTGAGAGTTAGCGCGGTGGCCATGGTGGTTCGAAGGGGGTGCGGTCAGTCGTCGTCGTGCTTGCTGGGGGCGTAGCGCTTGCGGGCGGCCTCGCGCCAGTCCATCAGCTCGGCCAGCGGAAGGCCGTTCATGTCCTGCGGGCGCCAGTGGAAGACGAGCGCCAGATCCGCCATGGCGTCCTCTACGCGCTCTGCAAGACCGCGTCCCGAACTGCTTTCTTCAACAAAAAACTGATGACGACGCCTCCCGCTTCGGACAGGTCGGCGGGGTCGAGCTGCGCGCACTCGGGCGGCGTGAGGCTGGGGGAGGTGATGCGCGGCAGCAGCTTGAGCAGTTCGTCGGCATCGGCCGCGTGCAGCCGCTGCAGCGAGAGGCCGCGCAGCTCGCCGGCGTTGGGCTTGCGCAGGACGATCTCGGCGATGGTGGTGCTGCCGCGCTGGATGGGCGTGTCGAGGGTGATGGTGTTGGGCACGCTGGGCGCGAGGGTGGCGGTGGGCTGTTGGGCGTCGTCGTTCATGGTGGTGGCTCAGTTCGAAGGGGAAGGGCGGGGGGCGAGGTTTCGGATTGGCGTCAGTTGACGCCGAAGGCCATGCCGATGGCGGCGCGGATGGCGTCGTACTGGTCGGTGCCGCCGACGCGGAACACCATGCCGGGCACGTCGATCTCCAGCAGTTCCTGGGCGTTGACTGTCAGCTTGTAGTAGCTCGCGGCGATGGTGAACTCGTGGTCGTTGTCTTCGCCGGCCTTGGCCTCGTTGGGGTTCCACTCGCGCAGGCGCCCGCGGATGACGACTTCGGCCGCGGTCACTTGGCCGGTGGCTTCGTCCTGATAAGCGCCGGCGAAGCGGAAGATGTTGGCGCCGACGGTCTGCGCGCCGAGCATGGCGATGAGCTGGGTCTTCAGGCCGCCGGCCTTGATGCCCAGCTCGAGCTTTTCGTGGCCGAGGTCGATCTCGACTGGGCCATGCATGCCGCCTGCGCGGTATTCCTCGGTCTTCTTCGTGATCTTGGGAAGGGTGACGCTGGGGATCTCGCCGACCCAGCTTTCGCCGTCGCCGAACATTGCGAAGTTCTTGAGTTTCTTAGGCAGTGCCATGGTGGTGTGCTCCTATGCGTGATGCGTTGACGCCGTTCAGGCGGCCTGCACGGCCGCGGCGAAGTTGGCGAGAAAGTCGTCGGTGATGGTCTGGCGGAAGCCCAGGTCTTCGAGCGGCGGCACCGGCGTGTAGCGGTAGCTGATGCGCAGGCGGCCGACGAAGAGCTCTTCTTTCGGGTTGAGGTCGGGATTGATGAAGGCCTCGAAGCCGATCAGGTAGCCGCCCGTCACGAGGTCCTTGCCCTTGGCGTTGATGTTTTCGAGCATGTCCTTCACGAGCGTGGGATGCATGGGCTTGTCCACGAACGTGAAATGCGCCTCGGCCATCGTGTCCGCCAGCACCTGAGCGGTGCGGGTGTAGTTCTCGAAGAAGAACTTTCCGCCCTGGGCCTCGGTGGTGCGGTTGCCCCAGAAGCGATAGCCGCTGCGGTTGATGATGGTCGTGACTTCGAGCGCGTTGAGGTACGTCGTATCGCTGCTCGGGCTCTGCAGGTCGAAGAACACGTCGGCACTGATCCCTTGCGGGCCGTTGACCACGATGTTCGACAGGGTCTTGTGCCAGCCGATCTGCTGGTCGAGCTTGGCGCGCAGGCCTAGGGCATAGCCGATGGCCGGCACGGTCTCGACGTCGTTGGTGACGGTGTCCCACGCGAGGAAGCTGGGCCAGATGACCATCAGTTCGCGCTTGCCGAACTTGGCGCGATACAGCGTGGCTTCTTCCTTCGTGGTGGCGTAGGCCATGCCGTCAGCCTTGCGCGCCGCGATGTAGCCGAAGCCGCGCAGCGCCTCGGCGACGACGCCGATCTCTACCGCGACGGCCTCGGTGTCCAGGCCGGGCGCGCCGATGATGCGCGGCTTGTAGCCGAGCTGGCCCTGGGCGGCGAGCAGCGCCTGCAGGCCGGTCTTCTGGCCGGTGGCGGTGGTGGTGCCGATGACGTTGCTGGTGGTCGCGGCGTCGTCGGCGCCGGGCTCGACGCGAACCACGATGGTGACGGCCTGCGCCTGCTGGCTGATCGCCTTCAGCGCTTTCGCCAGCGTGCCGGTTGCGCCCGCCTTGCCGACGCTGCCGCCGGGGTTGGTGAGCAGCACCGGAGTGTTGAGCGGGAAGGCCGCCGGATCGGCCTGCGGCGCGGTGGCCACGAGGCCGATGATGGCCGTGCTGACGACGCGGATGGTGGCGCCGCCTTCCTCGACTTCGAAGACGCGTACGCCGTGGTGGTATTCGGTGGGCATGGTGGAGTGCTCCTAGGAAAAGTGGTTCAGGCTTGAGGCGAAGCGGTGATGACTGGGCTGGGCCAGCCTGCGCCGATGTCGTAGGTCTGAGCGGCTTCCACGGTGGGGAGGGCCGCAATTGCGTTGTGGTGGGCACGCTCCGCCGCATAGCAGGCACGCACATGGCCCGCGATGAATCCGCGAATGACGCGCAGTTCTTCGAGCGATAGCTCGACCCAGCCCGAAGCCGCCTTGAAATCGACGGTCTCGTAGCCTTCGGATCGCATGCCAGTGATGACAGAGTTGATGCGGGTCTGATCGTCGATGCCCGTGCGCACCTTGACGCCGTTGGGCAGAGTGACGCCGCCGGTTTCGACGTCCCAGCGGCGAGCGGTGGCCTGTTCCATCAGGGCGGCGCGCAGATCGTCGAGCGACGGTAGCGCCGGCGGCGCGACAACGGGGATCGCGATCAGCGCCCAGGTATTGCCCTGCGCCACGGCACGGAAACCTTCGGGAACGTGCGGCGGGCTCTCTTCGAGGCAGTCCCCCGGCGTCAGATAGACGCCGGGTTCCAGCGGCGAGAGGTCGCCATCGTCGAGGTAGACCGGACCCTTGTAGAACCGCGTATCAGGATCGAACGAATAGACCGTCTTGATGTTCATCGGGGTGCTCTCAGTACTTGATGCAGGCCAGCAGCGCGAGGTTGGACATGCGGAAGCGAATCCATGTGTTTGCGACCGCCGCATCTACTACTGCAGTCGCAAACATGAAGTTGTCGCTTGCGGCCGATTGCCATGCGCCACCCGCAGGCCCCTTGGCGCCGCTGGGCACGGCGAGACCCGGGCCTCCACTGTTGGAAATGACTGCGTCTGCGTTCGCGAAGGGATTGCCGAATCCATACGGCCCGCCTTGCACGGCATCGGCACCTGTCCACTCCTGCGACATCGTGCGTAGCCAGGTGCCTTCTTGTTCGGTGCCCAGGACGCGGCCCGTATCAAGTCCGCGTCCATCATCGAAACCTCGAAGCACCAGCCCACGAGCGTTAGGCACGTTGAAAGTGGTCGCGCCATCGCCAATGCCGAAGGTGGTTCCGATGGCCGCAAAAAGTCGGCTGTACGTGGTGCGGGACACCGCTGCGCCATTCGCTTTGATTGAGCCTGGCGGCGGGGTCGCGCGCGCGGTGTAGAACACCTCCCCCGCGCTGGCATCGCCTCCCATGGGGAGTTCGAGGACGTGCCAGATGTCACCACGCCATGTCACGATGGCCGGAGAGAAAAGCGCCATGCTGGTCACTACGGAGCCTGCAGGCGTCATGATCCCGTCCGCGCCGCTGCGGGTGATGACGCAGCGTTGAGACGGCCCCAGCACGAAGGTCGAGCCGCCTGCTACCGCGCTGCCTGCAGGCAAGGTCAAGTTCACACCGGAAGCAGAGACGCTGATGTACCGGCCCATGTCGGCCGCAGTGAGGTTGGTGCTGCCCGTGACCGAGATATCCCGTGCGCCGCTGTAGTTGCCAAGCGCCCGCTGCACGTGAGCGGTGCTGGCCGCCTTGGCGCTGCTGTCGAATTGACCGGCATCCATGAGGGCGAGGGGGCCGGTCATCGCATCACCGGTGGCCAGGATGTACTGGGAGTGCGGATCTGCAGCTGCAAGGTGCGCAGCGAGATCGGCGTCCGTGGCGTACTGGGGGTGGGGATTCGGGTCGGCCGCGTGCGCCGACAAATCTTCATCTGTGGCGTACTGCGGGTGTGGATTGACCCTGGCTTCGTGCGCGGCCACGGCATCGCCGAGGGCGGAGCTGAGCTCACCCGCGGTAAAGGCCCAGCGGACCCACTTTGCCGTATCCGTTCCGGGCGCGACGTTGAGGCTCTCGCCCACGCTCTTCCAAGTGGTGCCGCCGTAGCTCACATAGGCGACGTTGGCGGGATACGTGAACGTGGCATCCCACGGCGTGACGTTGCGCAGGCGCTGATAGCGGGTGCGATTCGCCAGCTCGCGCGGTGGGCGGTTATCGATGCCGGTGGGACCGCCCAGGACCGGGTCATCTTCTTCGAGCTGGTAGATCCCGGTTTCCCACTGATCGGATTCGTTGAGGTTTGCCATCAGGCGCTTCCCTGGTTGTAGGCGCCGTCGCGTCGGGTGGCGCCGTTGTGGCTGTTGGCGACCGAGGCATAGCGCAGCGCGACCAGATGGCAGCGTGCGGGCGCGACGGACGGCAGGAGCTTGCGCAGGCGCTCGGCCTGCGCATTGGTGATAGGCCGCTGCAGCGCGACCATGTAGGTCGCCCAGGTGCTGGCCAACGAGGCGTGCGGATAGATTCCGTCGCGCCGGATGGTTCCGTTGTGAGTTCGCCCACCGACGCGCTCGATGATGTCCACCTCGCCGAAGCCCAGCGAGCGGATCAGCAGCCGGATCGCCCAGGGCGTGCCCTTGTGCCGATGGATCTCGATGGAGTTCAGGATCAGCGCACGCTTGGCGTCGTCGGACCTGGCGTCCTGCCAAGCCTCTACGGAGAGCGTCCACGAGAGCCATGGGAGCAGCGGCGCGAGGCAAAGCATGGCCGTCCACAGGTGCCGCAGACCATCGGTGTCCAGATCCAGCGGCGACGCACCCGCGAGCGCCAGCTCCAGCGGTGTGCGGTTGGGCGGCAGCAGTCGCTGCGACGGGGCGAGGCTAGACACGGACTACCTCTTCGAGGACGTTGACGGCAGTCACGCGGACCCACTGGGTCTTCGTGCACAGGATGTCCGTGGGCGGCTGCGTGATCTCGACACGGTCGACGCCTGGCTGATGGAGCGCGGCGTCGATGCCGGAGTGAGGCAACCCTTTGCCGAGCTTGCGGATCTGCTTGAGCCACTTTGCCAGCGCTGTCTCGCCGTTCTGTATGGCCACCTCGCCCGCAGGCCCTTCGTAGCGGTACACCTTCGCCGTGATGGCGGTCTCGAAGATCTCCGGCCCTTGCACGGGCACGCTGTCGCAAAGCGGGCGGATCTTCTCGGCGTTGAGTGCGGCGCTCACGGTGTTGAGCAGCGCTTCGGAAGGAATGCCGCTCGCGGACGCTGAAAGCACCGTGACGCGCACGGTGCCGGGCAGCGGGCTGTCGACCTGCGCGTCCGCCACCTCGGCACTGGCCGTGAGGGCGTGGTAGCGATAGCTTTCCGTCGGGCCTGCCGTCGTGATGCCTTCGGGCGCGAGCTGGATGCGCTCGCGGAAGCGTTCGTCGTCTTCATAGACGGCCTCGACCGGGGGCACCGCGTCCGGGTCAGCGGGCGTGACCAGCAGCCGGGAAACCCGATAGTTCGCGCCGAGGTTGTCGAGGTCCGACTTCGTGGCGTAGGCCAGCATGCAGGCCTTGGCCGCATCATTGATGCGCTGGCGCATCTCCAGCTCTTGGTAGGCCTGCACCTGCAGCAGCTTCATCGCCGGATCGGATTCGAGCAGCAGCGTGTAGTCGAAGCCGACCTTTCTGCACTCATCCTGAAAGAGCGCAACGCGCCTGGCGAGGATGGCTTCGTAGTCCAGCGTCTCGATGACGGCCGGCGCCGGCAGCAGGGACATGTCCAGGCTCATGCGCCTCCCGCAACGGTGACGGTGAAAGTGGTGCTGTCGATGCTGTTGGTATCGCGACGCACGATGTGCAGCTGGCACTTGCCCTGTGCGGTGAACCCGACGTGCACGCTCAGCAGCCGGGTGCGTGGTTCCCACTTCATGATGGCCTGGGCGGTCGCCGCGATGAGGCGAAGGCGATTCGCCGCGGTGGCTGGGTGGTCGACCATCTGCGGCAGGTAGCTGCCGTAGTTGCGGCGCATCAGGCGCGTGCGGATGGGCGTCGTCAGGATGTCATTGATGGACTGCGCGATGTGATCCCGGCGCGAGAGCACTTTGCCGGTGGTCTTGGAGATTCCGCTCATGGCACGGGCTTCCCGCTGATCTCATCGCCGCCGTGCACACCGGATGTGCGGTGTTCCAGCAGGCTGATGTCGCCGGCGACGATGTCGCCGCCATCGGTCTTCACGCCGTGGCCATTGATGAACTCGACGTCGCAGTCGATCTGTGCGCCCCGGCCGCTTGGGCCGACGCCGTAGCCTTCCATCCCGGACAGCCAGGTCAGCAGGCCCTGTACGACGAGCTCGCCCGTGGTGATGGTCTTCGGTGCGTCGAGGGTGATCTCCTGCGAGTGCACTTTTGCGCTCTCACTGGCCGTCACGTCGGCCGTCTTGCATTTCACGGTGATCGCGTCGGGAACCTCGATATCAGCGGTGCCGGCGGCGGGCAGCGTGACCTTGAGCTTGTGGGCGGCGTGGTCGTACTCCACGACAGCGCCGTCGGGGTACTTCGTGACGGTCTTGTTTGGGTCGGAGCTGGGCGCCGGGTGGCTCTCGGTGGGCAGGCCCGGCAGCGCGTAGCCGCCCTCGGTCATTCCGTTGGGGGAGAGGAACAGGACGCACTCGCCAACGGTCGGCGGGTTCCATGTGCCGGTCTTGCCTGCGCGCAGCTCGACGTAGGGCCGCCAGTCGGTGCTGCCCTTCTCGGTGAGCTGTACGCGCACGAGCGGCGGGGTGGCGCTGTGGTCAACATCGGCGATGGTGCCCATGCGCACGACGTTCGCCATCTGGCGTTGCAGGTCGGCAAAGAGTTGCGGCGATTCGGTTGGTCCGGGCATGCGCCCAATGTGCCGAAATGCTCTCGCGTGCGCGAGCGAACGCGACGGTGCATGCGGTGGGCACTGAAGGGCGTTGCGCGGCGCCCTCAAGCGTCAGCCGCTGGCGGTGACGTGGTGCAGCAGGATCTCGGTCACGGCGTCTTCGTCCGCGGGTGTGAAGCCCAGCAGCTCGCGCTTCGGATACTGCACGGTAGGGCTGTTCGGCTTGCGCCAATCGACCTTGTCGCGCAGGCCGCGCTGGTGCACGCGCGCGATGCGCGCGGACTTCCCGCCGATGGTGACCGTGGCGCTCTCGGCCGTCGCAGCCTTGCGCAGGTACTGCGCGGTGCGCAGCCTTTCGAACATCTTGCGGCGGATCTCGCCTTTCTTGTTGCGCAGCTGCTTGCGCGGCTTCCTGGGCTCGTAGGGCGTGCCGTCTGCGTTGAGCTGCGCTCCGATGCGTTCCGCCTGGCTGCGGCGCAGGTAGGTCGAGATCTGCACCATGGCCGCGCGCCGGCGCTCGGGCGAAAGCCCGGCCATCAGCGGAGCAGCCCAGTTCGCCAGGCGGTTGAGCGCGTCGGCCACGATCAGCCTTCGTCCAGCGGGTGGATGCGCCACTCCGCCTGGAGGTCGAGAAGCGATTCGACGGGCTCGGCACCCGCGAGCACGGGCTCGCCGATGTGTCGGGTCGTGAGCCGGTTGATGCCGTCGACGGTGCCGCCTTGGACGGCGACGGTCTCGGTCAGGTCGATCTCGAAGCCGATGTCGGACGTGGCGTGATCGATGATCTCGACCTCGAAGCGGAAGGCCTTCGCGCGCCGCTCGGGGTTCTCGAAGATGTCGGGCTGATTGCGCTTGAGCCACGCTACGACAGGTACGACGATCACGTCGGTGCTGCCGTTCCAGTCTGTCACGACGATATTCAGCGTGTACCGGTACTCGAAGGAAAGGGCCGGCGTGCCCGTGTGGACGACGTTGCCGCGCTCGATGAAGACCGTGAGCTTTTCCGGGTTGGTGGCCAGCTCTGGGCAGGCGCGGGTGATGTGGTCGCGCAGCAGCTGCGGCTTCTTCATGGGTCAGTGCTTGGCGGACTCGCCGGGCTCGAAGAGGGAGCGATCGGCACGGATGATGTCGGCCAGGAGCCCGATTCGCTGGTCGCGGTCGACAAGATCAGCGCGGAGCTGTTCAGCCACGCGTCGACCCTCTGCAAGGCTGGCGTCGAGTCGGGCCGCATGGCTTGCAAGACGGTCGCGCTCAGCTGCGCCGGCCTTGGACATAGCGAGGTACTGAGCGGCACGCCCTTCGGCGGCGCGCTGCAGGCGCTCAGCATCAGCGATGCGAGCAGCGCCGTAGGCAGCAGCAGGCGCTTGCGCGGCTTGGAAGTCGTCGACGGCGCGGGTGACGCTGTTGGCATGGCCTTGTTCCTTGGTTCGGGAGGTGTTGGTCTCTTCGAGAGCGGCAGTGGCTCGGCCCTTGGTGTCGTTGTCCCAGGCCTGCTGCACACGCGCTGCGCCGTGGCTGTCTCCTAACCAGTAGGCGGGCAGGGCCGAGGCGGCGGCGATCAGCACCGCGGCGGCGATGGCGATCAGCGCGGCTTTCATGACGTGGACAGCATGGCGTCGAGCGCTCGGTTGCACCGCTCGACGCGGTCGGCGCGGCCGGCCATCGCCGCGCCGTTGATCCCGCGCGTGATGGCATCGAGCTGCCATCGGTCGGCGAGGGCGTTGAGGCCATTGGCCTTCCAGTACCACGCACCGACCAGCACAGCGGCTTCCGGCTCTGCGACTCGGTCCGGGTTCTGTTCGAGCGGCAGGCCCATGGCAGATCCTGCCGCCCGATAGTTGCCGCGGCCGGTCAGGTGCGGGAGGCCGCGGCCGCGGTAGTTCCACCCGTCGCCGCTGGCCTCGCTGCCGTTGCCGTTCCGGTTGGCATAGACCCTGTTCGCGAGCGCCTTGGGCTGGCGCGTGAAAGCTCGCGCCTTCTCCACCTCGCGCAGCGCGGAGAACATCTGCGCGATGCGTGCCGGGTCGCTGTAGTAGAGGTTTTCTTCCAGGCGGGTGAAACCGCTGGTTTCGTGGCTGTACTGGCCGACGAAGGCGGCCATTCGCCGAGGCGTGTCGATCTCGAAGCGATCGAACGCGACGATCAGGTGTGGAAGCAGGACGCGCGCGACGGTCGGTGTGATGCCGGCGGCAATGAGCTGTGGCAGGGTGAGCATGGCGACTTCAGGTCTTGGCGATGGTGTCAGCGGTGGCCGATTGCTCTGGCGTGGCGACCACGGGAGCCGGCACGCGCGGGGCGCCGATCCCGGCGCGGATCTCGGCGGCGAGTTCGCCGATGTCGCGATCCTTGCGGCGCTCCAGCCAGAGGAAGACCGCGGCCACGATCCACGGACCGGGGATGCTGCAGAGCACGAACACGCAGCCCGTGATGACGAAGAAGCCGGCCTCGGGCGGGAAGGTGGCGAGCCGGGCGAGCGCGGCGCCGGCGGTGAAGACGTCGGGCTTGTGCTGCATGAGCAGCACGAGGGCGATGGTGCCCAGGATGAAGGAGCTGGCCAGGCAACCCATGACGCGATTGATGAGGTCGTCCCACGCCTGGCCGGGACGCAGTGGCACGAAGCGGATGCCGAGCCAGAAGGCGATCAGGCTGGCAATGACGGGCAGCGAAAGCAAGGCCAGCTTGTAGCCTGCAGCGGTGCCGGCAGCTGCGGCGGTGGTGGTGGGCTCGGTCATGGTGTGGTGTCGTAGGGTTGAAGTGGGCATGGTGATGTCTCCTAGTCCCAGAGCTGCACGGTGTCGACGCGAGCAGCATTGGCGGGGAGGTCCGGCAGCACGACGGCGAGGCCGATCGGCAAGATCGGCCCCAGGTCCGCGAGGCCGGGATTCATTCGGTACGTTGCCTCGGTGACGCCCGCGGTTGCGCCGAGGTGGCGCAGGCACAGCAGATCCACCGTGTCGTGCTGCTGGGTGACAACGGTTCGGGGCATGGCTAGATCAGCTCGACGGTGGTACGCGAGACGCCCAGGATGTCGCGCACGGCCCATGTGGCATCCCGGCGGTGATGTTCGGCCTGGTCTTCGCGCGCTTCGTCCTGATCCTTGCGGCGCTCGCGTCCCGTGGTGTCGTAGTCGCTGTAGCGCTCGATCAGATTGGCCTTCGCATGGCAGTGCACGGCGCGGCGGAAGCGCTGCACGTTGATCGACTCGCCATCGACCTTCAGGGCGGGTACGGCGGCCAGCGAGGCGTGGCCATCTTCCTCGCGACTCTTCGCCCAGTCGGCGAGCTGGCCGATGGTGGCCGCGACCGCTTCCTGCACGGCCGGCAGCAGGCGTTGGGGCGTGATGGTGCCGTCGAGGCGCATGGCGTCGCGCAGGGCCGCGAGGTCGATCTCGGGCCACCATGCGCCCGCGGAGACCTTGCCCAGCGGCGCGGGGTCGCTGGGCGGCGTGGTGCGCACGAGGGGCGGGGCTGCCGCGATGAGGGACATGGTCGGTCTCGGGCTTGAGGTCTGGCTTGGAATAGGTGGGCGGTGGCCGTGGCGCGTTGTGGTGAGGAATCAGCCTTTCACGCAGCGCCACGGGCCGCCCGGCACGCGGGGGTGCTCGGTTGCGCTACTTCGCGGCGGCGCGCTTGCGCGCGGGCGCCGTCGACTTCCTCGCCGGCGCCGCGTTCTTGCGGCTGCTGGCCAGCGAGGCCGTAGCGGGTTGTTCGGGTGGGGCGGTGGTCGCCGCCTCGGCTTTCGGGTCGACGTTCGCGCCGGCCTTGTTGAGCGCTCGCTCGACGCGCTCGATGTCCTTTTTCACGCCGGCATTGCTGTCCAGCTCCAGGGCGCGCTGCAGGCGCGCGAGGGCCAGCGACAGCGCCCCCGGTTCGATTGCGGACAGGTCGGGCTCTTCTGCCGTTTGCACCTTGCCGAGCGCCGCGTAGGCGATGGCCTTGTGCAGCTTGGCGCGCGCCTGATCGGGCGCGTCCTGCTCGGCCGTCAAGGTGTCGGCCTCGATGAGCAGCGCTGCCGCTTGCGCCCGTGCGCGGGCGGGGTCATCGTCGAGTGGCACGGGCGCCAGATGCCGCACGTTCTCGGCATCGAGCAGCACGAACAGGGGCGACCATTGGCCCTTCAGGTAGGCATTGGCCAGTTCGTCGATCACGATGGCGGCCGGGCTGCGCCTGTAGTCGTCGGCCATGGCCATGCGATGGCGGATGACATAGGCCGCGATGTCCAGGCCCAGGCGGTAGGCGCCAGCGTCGAACGCCCACACCATCACAGTGGTGAGCACCTGATCCACCGCGCCCTTGCCTGTGTCGATCGATGTATAGATCCAGTCGAAGTACTCCGGCAGCAGCCGGGCCTTCATTTCGGCGCGTCGCTCGTGCGACTGGATCTGCGACAGGCGTGTCTTGTCCTGCGAGAGCTTGACGCGCATGAGGCCGTAGGCGTCGCCCTGCAGCTCGACGCCGTAGGGGCTGGCGGCCTGGGCCTGTTCTTGCAGGACGCGCGCGCGGTGACGCTGTGCGGGGCTGAGTGGGCGCATGGTGATGTTCCGGGCTGGTGGAGGAGGGCGCGGGCCGGGCGGGCCCGCGCGGTCTTTCGTCAGACTTTTGGCGCGGGCTTAGTCGACGATCTCGATGTGTTCCACGAGGGCGGCGCTGCCGTAGTCCTCGACGACATAGGCGTCGTTGGAAGACTCGTAGTTCTCGATCTGGTCGCGCTCGGGCACGTCCTTGATGTTGCGGCGGCGCGCATCGCGCTGCCAGTACATCGACAGGTTGCTCAGCTTGGTAACCAGCACCGTGCCTGCCGGGAAGAATGGCACGGTGACGGCCTGCAGGCCGCCCACGCGCTTCTGGCTGATGACGATGTCGGCCGCGAGCGATTCGGTCGGCGGCTGGTCCTTGTTGACGAGCGGGAAGTACTTGTCGTGCATCAGGCCGCGACCGACCACGGCCACGAGGTCCGGGTCTTCCTGATTCCACGGGTCGAGCATCGTGACGGCGTCGTAGACCACGGCGTCGAGGTTGGCGTAGTCGCTGGTCGCCTTGTCGGGGCCGACGATGACCTTGCCGGCCTGCTTGCCGCCCGCGGCGAGCACGTTCTCCGGGGCGTGCTCACGCATCTGCTGCAGCCAGCCCTTGTTCACGTCCTGCAGCAGCGGGTTTGCGGCGAGGTCCGTGGTGGCGGCGATGCTGGTGCCGTTGAAGCCGATGCAGATGCGGTCCAGCGCCTGACGCCGCAGGATCGCGTCGCGCAGCAGCGTCTGGAAGTTGGGGAAGCCGGCCCAGGCGTCAAGCTGCGCATAGCGGATGGCCGTGTCGAAGTTGGTCTGCACGCAACGGTATTGGTTGTCGTCGAGCGCCGCGACGTTGCGCGGCTTGCGCGTGAGATTGCCGCTGGTGTCGGTGCGGCTGGCCACCGGGCCGGTGACGCCGACGCCGACCTTTGCGGCGATCTGCTCGGTGACGCCGATGATGTTGATGCGCTGCAGAAACGCACTCGACTCCTGCATCTTCGCTTCAAGGGTCTGCTGCACGCGCGGCACGACATTGAATTTCTGAACGACGCTGGCGACTTCGTTGAGGGTGGCCAGCTGGCCGAAGTAGGCGTCGAGGGCCTGGCGGGTTTCTTTGCGCATGGTGTGTGCTGCCTGTGTGGTGTTGCGGATGAGGTGCTTGCGGTGGGTCGACGTGGCTCAGCAGTCGGTCTTCGTGGTGCCGTGGCCGCCGGTGGCCAGCGGGCGAGTGGTGCCGCTGGGCGTGGTGTCGAGGACCGAGTACTTGGCCTTCAGGTCGGCCACGGTGGCCTGCAGGTCGCCGATGGTCTTGTCGCGAGCGGACAGCTTCTGTTCGGTGGCGGTGACGTGGGCCGCGAAGGCGTCGCCGATCTGCTCGAAGCCTTCCGCGATGGCGGCGAAGCGCGCGTCGTCGGTGGCGGTCTTCGCGCCGAACTTCGCCAGGGCGCCCGCGACGGCCGCGCGGAACTTGGCCAGGGCGCCTTCGTCGGGTGCGTCCTCGAGTTCGAGGGTGAACTCTTCGGCGGCCGTGAAGAGGTCGTCGGGCTTTTCCTTGCGCGCGGCGAAGGGGTTGGAGTTCGGGTTCTTGGCCGCGAACTCCAGCATTTCGGTGCCGAGGCTGGCGGGGTTGTCGGTGACGGCCAGGCCGACGAGATAGGCCTTTTCGCTGTCGGCGAAGCGCGGCCGGACTTCCATCGATGAATAGATCTTCTGGCGCTTCTTGTTGAGGTCGACCAGCTCATCGGTGGGGGAGATCTGCGCGAAGAGGGCGAGCTTCTTGACGCCGCCGATCTCGACCTCGCCCGTCTTTACAGCGGTGACATCACCATAAGCGCGAAAGTCGCTGTTCGGGCTGTAGCCGCGCATGTGCTCGATGTTGACGCGGGCGCCATAGAGGTTCGGGTCGTAGCTGGCGGCGATCTGTTCCAGCATTGCGCGGTCGATGACACGGCCGTCGCTGGTCGCGCCTTCGACAGCTACGCGGAAGAACTTGGAGACCGGCTTCTTTGCGGGTGTGGACATGGGGAGGCTCACTGCTGGTTGAACGGGGAATCGCGTGGTGTTCGCGATGCGGTGAGCCAATGGTGTCGGCGCGTACGTCCGCTCTCAAGCCGCTGCGCATGTGGCAGTGGCGGGCACTGTTGGACGTGGTGGCGATGCTTCGCGCGCGCGGGCAATCTCGGCGGCATGCCCCTGAAATCCGCTGCGTCCGGCCGCACTCGCCGGACTATTTCTGTCGCTGCGAAGAAGTCCGCGTCGCACAAGCGTGGACGGGCTTCGAACGTCGCCAAAGCGGCGGCGCCTGTCGCCGATGTCGGCAGCGTTGCAAGCACTGCGACGGGCCAGATTGCCACGTTGACGCCGCAGGCGCAACCCCGCACCGCGGCCCGGTTCCTCGCGTGGACGGGCTGGAAGGTCAAGCAGATCGCCGAGCACCTGGGCGTGCCGGCGTCGACGGTCTACGGCTGGAAGGAGGCCGACAAGTGGGATGACGCGCAGCCGCTCGACCGAGTGAACGGCGCGCTCGAAGTGCGGCTCATCCAGCTGATCCTGAAGACCGAGAAGACCGGCGGCGACTACAAGGAGATCGACCTGCTGGGCCGTCAGCTGGAGCGCACGGCCCGCGTCGAGAAGTACCAGCAGACCGGGCGCGAAGGCGACCTGAATCCGAACATTGCGGCGCGCAACGCAGCGCCGAAGCGCAAGCCCAAACGCAACGAGTTCAGCGAGGACCAGATCGCACTGCTCGAATCGAAGCTGCGCGAATCGAACTTCCCGTTCCATCAGACGTGGTTCGATCAGCAGTACCAGCGGCTGCGCGCGATTCTCAAGTCGCGGCAGATCGGTGCGACGTTCTATTTCTCGCGCGAGGCGCTGCTGTCGGCCGCGAAGGAGGGGCGCAACAAGCTCTTTCTGTCAGCCTCGAAGGCGCAGGCGCATCAGTTCCGCAGCTACATCGTGGACTTCGCCAAGGAGGTCGACGTCGAGCTGAAGGGCGAGAACATCAAGCTTTGGAACGGCGCCGAGCTGATCTTCCTGGGCACGAACGCGATGACGGCCCAGTCGTATCACGGCGACTTCTACTTCGACGAGTTCTTCTGGGTTCCGCGCTTTCGCACGATCAACAAGCTGGCGAGCGCGATGGCCTCGCACAAGCACTGGCGCAAGACGTATTTTTCGACGCCGTCGGCGATGTCGCACGAGGCCTATGGCTTCTGGACCGGCGACGACAGGAACAAGGGCCGCGCGAAGAAAGACCATGTCCGCATCGACACGACGCACAGGGCGCTGCGCGGCGGCGCGCTGGGCCTCGACCGGAAGTGGCGCGACATCGTCACGGTGGAAGACGCGGTCGCGCTGGGCTTCGATCTCTTCGACATTGCCGAGCTGCGCGAGGAATACAGCGTCGACGAGTTCGCGAACCTGTTCATGTGCCAATTCATCGACGACAGTCTTTCGCTGTTCACGCTGGCACAGATGCAGGCCTGCATGGTCGACAGCTGGGAGACGTGGAGCGACGTCAAGCCACTATGGCTTCGGCCCTATGCGCATCACCCTGTGTGGCTTGGCTATGACCCTTCGGACAAGGGTGATGCGGCTGCGCTGGTGGTTGTCGCGCCGCCGCGAGTGCCCGGCGGCAAGTTCCGCATCCTGCACCGCGAGCAGTTCAAGGGCTCGGACTTCGAGGCCCAGGCCGAGGCGATCCGGCGTGTCACCCAGCAATACAACGTCGTGCATATCGGGATCGACAAGACGGGCCTTGGCGCCGGCGTGTTCCAGATCGTGGAGAAGTTCTTCCCCCAGGTGAAGGGCTACCAGTACAGCATCGAGGTGAAGCAACGCCTCGTGCTGAAGGCGCAGCAGGTGATTCACAAGGGCAGGCTCGAATTCGATGCAGGGTGGACTGACATCGCGGCGTCGTTCATGGCCATCAAACGCGTGCTCACGGCCAGCGGCCGGAATGTGACCTACGACTCGGGCCGCTCGGAAGAGACAGGACACGCGGATCTTGCGTGGGCAACGATGCACGCGCTCGATAACGAAACACTCGCCGGCGACGTCGTCGGCGGCGGCTCTCGCATGGAGATTTTTGGATGAGCAAACGCAAGGGCAACCTGGCCCATCGATCGACGCACGCCGTGCCGCTGGCCGACGCTGGTGCAGACCTGATGACACAGCCTGGCGGTGGTGCCGTCGCGGCCTTCAGCTTCGGCGATCCCGAGCCGGTGAGTCGCATCCAGTTGCTCGACTATGTCGAGAGCATGTTCAACGGCCGTTGGTACGAGCCACCGCTTCCATGGGAAGGGCTGGCGAGCGCGTTCCGGGCGTCGCCGCACCATGGCTCCGCGATCTTCCTGAAGCGCAACCTGCTGAAGACGATGTTCATCCCGCACCCGCGGCTGTCGAGCGCGACGTTCGGCGCGATGGCGCTGGATTTTCTGGTGTTCGGCAATGCCTACGTCGAGCAGCCGCGTGCCGTCACCGGCCGGCCTCTGGCGCTGCAGCATGCGCTGGCCAAATTCACGCGGCGCGGGGAAGAGGCGGGCCGCTACTTTTTCGTGCGTGGCTGGCATCAGGAGCATGAGTTCCCCGCCGGTTCGGTCTTCCATCTTCGCGAGGACGACGTCAATCAGGAGGTCTATGGTCTGCCCGAGTACATCAGCGCGCTGCAGTCGGCCTGGCTCAACGAGTCAGCCACGATGTTCCGGCGCAAGTACTACGCGAACGGCTCGCACGCGGGCTTCATCCTGTACCTGTCGGATGCCCAGGTCAGCACCACCGATGCGGACGCGTTGCGTGAGGCGCTGAAGGGAGCGAAGGGGCCGGGCAACTTCCGGAATCTGTTCCTGCATGCGCCTGGTGGCAAGTCCGATGGCTTGAAGCTGATTCCGGTCAGCGAGGTGGCAGCAAAGGACGACTTCGCGGCTATCAAGAATGTGAGCAAGGACGACGTGCTCGCCGCCCACCGCGTGCCGCCGGGCTTGCTGGGCATCGTGCCGACTAACGCCGGTGGGTTCGGCAATGCGCCGGAAGCTCTGGGGGTGTTCATCGACAACGAGATCCGGCCTCTGATGCAGCGCTTTCGCGAACTCAACGAGTGGGCAGGGGAGGAACTGGTGCGGTTCATCGACACGCCGGGGACTGCCGCGGCAGCCTGAACCCTCATCACACAGACCCAAGGGCGCGCATAGCGCCCTTTTTTTCGTCCCGGTGTCTCCGTGCCCTGCCGCGCGCCGCTTCGGCCCATTGCGGCCCTTCCTGGCGCCTTGGCGCAGCCTTCCTGCCTCGACCTCCGCCGGCCGCGGTCCGCGGGCCACCCGTGCCCCCTGGCGCGCGGTCTAGCCCCCACCGAGCCCGCGCGCTTTGGGTAGCGGTTTTTACGAGCTCATGTTCCTTGATACTGATCCTGTGCCTGCATGGGCCCCATGATGATGTGGGGCCCCCTTACGGTTTCCCGTTTTTACGTGTTCTGGGCTTGTATGTGCGGGGAAGAGGGACCCCTGAGGCCCATGGGAGTTGCCTCAGGCGAATCAACGCTCTCGGGGAGCAGCGGATCATCTTGCGATGCCGATTCGGGTGTATGTATCCGCAGCACGAGGCATCATCACGCTCACGCGCTACCCGTAGCCGCACTGATCAGCCAGCTTTGTCGTATACGGCGACCCGCTGGCAGCCGTCTACTTTCGTGCTTTGACCATGTATGCCATGGCCGCTAACATCAGAAAATTGTTGAAAGTTAATCAAAAAGCATATGAGTCTTGATTTTTATAGGTTAGACACAGATACCGTAATTGATGGTTTTGTTGTTACCGCATCGACTCAATATCAATTCGCGCTTGATAATTTTGTTCCGCTAATCGGCCGTTTGGATATTCAGCGAGATGCATTAAATACAAAATTTTATAATCGTCTCGAGGATGACATCGTGCGAGGCTGCGTGATGCCGCCGATCACCATTGCGCTGATTCATTCGTTTCCCGCCAAAAAAAGAAGTCCCTCCGATATCGAGGAATTTATCTCCAAGAATATCGAGAATGCATTCGTTTTGGATGGCATACAGCGCTTGAACACTTTGCGTCGCGCTTGTGAGCGAGATGGCTTTGATTTTAATCGGGCCATACATGTGAACTTCGTCATCGCAAGCTCCCGAGACAGGTTGCTTTATCGGATGATAACGCTCAACAACGGGCAGAAGCCAATGTCGGCGCGGCATCAAATTGATGTGTTGGCCGATGCATTTTTTGATTTTGATGGAATCGATTTAAAACTTGTTGCCGAAAAGGGCAAGGGCCGGGTTCGCGCGCCAGAGTCGTTCAAGAAGGCTGATTTCGTAAAAGGCTATGTTGCCTATTTGAGTGGATCAGTCAATATTGACAATCAAAAAATTATTGAAGAAAAGATGGACGAGCTGATCGCCTCGAAAATCATTGATTCAGACATCCCTACTAGTAATGTTGAGTTCATGGATGTCGTTGAACTGGTCAACAAGTTCAGCAAGTCGGACGATTTGCGTGATTGGATTAGAGTTCAGAATAATTTTATCGGATTTTGTGTTGGTGCAAAATCATCGGCCGCCGGTCTGAAGTCCGTAAAAGTTAACAGTATTGCGGAGTCTCTTAATAACTTCGAGCAAGCGTTCTCTTCGATCAACGTTAGTAAAGTTAACCTTGGCAAGGTTCGTCGCGAATTAGTTGCCTATTTTTTCCAAAATTACGCGACACTAAGTAAACTGGATGAATTCGAACTTCTGGATAGAATCTCTGATCGGATCTGAGCGTGCTTGTTCAAGTATCCGGTACCAGCGTCGGAGCCCTGGGAAATATTCCGAAAAACGCCGAGCATTCATTCCAGTACTTGCTAGTCCGACTTCTTCTGGGAACTGCAACAGCGTCTAGAGGGAGTACGCGTGCTAAGCAGTCTATGGATTATTCCTCGCTCCCGGCATCTACCCAAACTAAGACCCCAGCGGTCGCAGTAAAAGATTTCCTTGTGAGTTATGCGGTCGGCGGCAGTGTTGCTCGCTTTGTAAAGCTGACTCGCGCAGACAACCGAGATTTCTATAGAGACATACTTTCTGAATTTCTCAATTACTATATTCAGGCGGCACGAGGGAATAATACAAGTGCTTTCGTCTTTCTTTATAGAATTCTAGAAAGAATCTCCTATTCGGTCCCCTTGCTCTACACATCTACGCAAAGCGATTTTCGAGGCACATTTAAGGATCTCAAAGCGATTCTTAATGCCGATGTCGAGGGCGAGCTTGGGTTATTTAAAAAGTTTCTTGGCAAGGGTAAATTTATTGATCCCCTTAAATTGCAGGTTGTTCAAAAGGTTTCACTTTCGACGGCCGTAGGAGGTGCTGCGTACTACGACTTGACTTGCAATAGATTTTCCAATTTTTCGAGCAAAGATCCTGCAATTCATCAGGTTGAGATTAAATTCTCTGATATTCCTGAATTCCTAATAACCATAAGAAATAGGTTCTTCCATCTGCGTACCGGTGATGGGAGGGAAAATATAACAGCCAATGAGATGCTTGATTCCGATGAGTATTTTGGAAAGATAAATCCTGTTATTTTGAGCTTTTTGGCGATTGTGACTCTTCAGACTATTTCTGCGAAGTACCACGTTTAATAAGTCGTGGCTGCGTGTCGTACTAATTGAATAGGCCTTGGTCGAGGGGCGCGCGTCGGGTGTCACTTGAATTGCAAACGAGTACCTGAGATCTTGCGATTTCAACCTGGATCATGATGTTCTCCAGCCGCGTGCGCTAACAACTCCAAGGAGAGCGAGCTGGGCAGGTTATGACATTCGCAAAACCACACTTGATAGCACCAGCGCCCTGAGACATGTTCTGCGCCGGCGAAGCTAATCGTGTCGTTCGCGCAAGCAACAATCTCGGGGCGCCACAAGATTCCCAATGGCGGCACGGGGTCGCCTGGTCGGGCGTGCCAGAGCCCGAGTTGCAAACGGCCCTCCACCGATTGCAGCAACAGCATGCCGCAGACCCACTCCTGATCTACGAATTCGCGCTTGCTGAGTCTGGTGCCGCCTCGATAACGGCGGCGCATCTTCACTCGCATGCTGGCCTCAAAGCTTCTCAGCAGGCCTGGGCATGAGCCCAGGCAGCTCATGCATCACAGCGCGGATGTGGTCACCGGCGTTGCGGTCCCAGTCGCCATACAGGTCGCCGATGCGCGCACAGCGCCCGGCGACCTCATCGGCGAAATCACGCAGGGTGGGGCGCATCGGATCGTCAGGGCCGAGTTCACCGGCCCTGCGTGCCATTTCCACCAGCTCAACCTCAATTTCCATCACGTACTCACTGGGCAGGGCTAGAAGGGCAGGCGTCCATAGAGCGCTCTGATGCGGTCGCCAGCGTTGCCCTTTTTCGGGTGCCCGAACCCGTCGGCCGTCGAGGCGCACAGCTCGACGACATTGAAAGCGAATTCCTGCAGGGCAGGATCCAGCTTGTCGCCATTCATGATGATCTCGGCGCGCGTCGCCAGCTTCTCGAACTCGCCCGCAGGGTCGCGAACGAGGTCTTCGTGATCGGAGCTGCAGCTCTTGAAGTGGACGGCGGCAATCTCTTGGGCAGGCTGGCCACCGACGACCCGGTACAGCGCGAGGCCTTGGGAGAACAGGTCTTCGTAGTCGCCATGGCCTTTGGCCAGGAGCAGCCACTCAGAGGCGAAGAGTGAGGCCCAGGCGACGTAGTCCGGCTGCGGGGTGATTTCAGGCATTTCAAGCTCCTAAAAATACTGTATGGATTTACAGTATCTTCCCAGGGTTTATGACCGTCAACAGATTTCCCGACGCAGAATGTCAGTCATGTGTACTCGTTACATATCCCCCGAAGACCGCGAGATCGAGGCGGCCTGGTACATCGGAGCCCGCAGCGCCGAGCGTTGGCTGCGCAGCATGAATCCGCTTCGCAAGGGACCTTTCATTCGCCGCGCGCGGGACGTGACCGAGTACGAGCGGGAACTGGCGGTTGGGCAGTGGGGGATGATTCCGCCCTGGTCAACCTCCAACATCCCTCAGACGAAGCCGCGCAAGGGCGAGGTGAAGGGCAAGCGCCTGAGCACGGTCAACGCGCGCACCGACCGCATGGAGAAATCGCCGACCTACGGCAGCGCCTGGAAGAAGGGCCAGCGCTGCATCATCCCGGCCAGCAGCTTCGACGAGCCGAACTGGGAGTCCGGGAAGAACCAGTGGTGGCGCTTCAAGCGCGCCGACGGCAGGCCCTGGGGCATCGCAGGCCTGTGGGACACCTGGACCGACCTGAAAACCGGCGAGGTCTGGGACAGCTACACCATGCTGACCATCAACGCGAACCTGCACCCGCTGATGTCGCGCATGCACAGGATCGAGATTGACAAAGCGACTGGGCTGGAGATCTTCGACAAGCGTTCGGTGGTGCCGCTCGAAGAGCACGACTTCGATCGTTGGTTGACCTGCACCGTTGAAGAGGCGCGCGAAATGCTAGTGCTGCCCTCGGTGGGCGTGATCGACGCCGGCCCGGCCTCTGATGATGGGGCGCCAGAAGCTGAAGAGGAACTGGTAGAGGTCTGA